CGTAAACATCGGTGGGTTAACTAATAATTTAAATAACATTGTAAAAACTATTGTGGGTACTATTGACTTTTACTTGACTGCTGGTACCGTGGGGGCTGGTAATTCATCAGGATATGGTGATAGTGCTTTCCCCCCAGGCTATGGTGGATGGAGTGCGGCAACGTCATTCAACAGAACCAGCGCCCAAGTGTATTATGGCGGCATTGCTAATAGCGGTGTAATATATCTCACTGTAGATCTTGGTGTATTTTTGGGACTAAGCAACAACCCTGCTGATTTAACATGGCGCGGAAATTACGACCTCAATGTTGCTCCAAGTCTTACTAGAATTAACGACACTCGAACTGAGTATTACGGACTAGCACCGCAGCAATGGGGAGTGAATGTTGCGCCTGTTACTCAGGATAGAAATAGTCCTCAATATGGACAGTTCTATATCTTCATGAGCATTATTGGTGTTGATCACTGGTATCACGGAACAAACATCCAAGCAGGTTGGATTGGAATTGGAAGCAGAACAAACAATGTATACAGCCCATAAATTTAGCATACCCTACACACAAGGCATGCTTGAAGCATTGTCTGGTTTGGATACTGAAAGTATCTCGGACGTGTATTTCAGCGACAACAAATTTGGAAGTGCAAGAAGCATATATAACGGAACTGAAATGTTTGACGAATTATATGCTGTAAGAGCACAATATGGAATCAAACTTCATTACCTTGTGAACCCTAGCGTATATTCAAATGAGTTTTACGAACAAGTTCCAGACCTTATTGACCATGTTAAAACTATAGACGTTGACATGGTGACTTTAAACAACACATACTTGTTGAGAGCTGGAATTACTAAAGATTTTCAAATACATAAACCTAGTTTAGAAGTAAAAAACAGTGTGAACAATCTGGTTCGCACACTAAAAGATTTTATTTTTATGCATGAGGTTTTGGGAATTACCAGCATCATTGTTGACCGCAGTTTAAATAGAGATTTAGATACTCTTAAAAAAATGAGAACTTATGGAAATCAACATGGCATTAAAATTACCATGCTGGTGAACGAAGGTTGCATTGTGGATTGCAAATGGAAACAGTGGGATGATTTAATTATAAGTCAGATAAAGTTTCAAGATAACCGAGCGATTACAGACAACGTGCATAACAAATTAGGATGTATAAGTTATTTTAATAACAATCCTGCAGAGTGGCTGAAAACAGCATTTACATTGCCAAACGACCTATCTAAATTTGTTGGGTTAGTTGACACAATAAAAATTGCGGGCAGGGGCTTTCCAATCAATAGATGGTTTAGGGTTATTGATGCTTATCAGAAACAAAGCGGAAATATCAAATTTGGAGACTTGTTGAGCACAACAGGCAATGTATTTTTAACAAACATTTTAGTTAACGAAATAACTGAATTGGGGTTTAATGAACTGACTAATAATTGCAAAACAGTATGCGGAACAGAGTGCAACCATTGCGATAAAATATATGATAAAATGACAACAAGGATCATGGTATGACAACGACAACAGACGACGGTATCACAAATATAACAACTGGGTGGACTGAAGATAAAACATATTCTATCACATATTCAACGGTAAACAGATTAATTAACGGCTTGTTTGGCTCAATAGCACCATTCGTTGAAGTAAGTCATGCTGACACAAATGTTGCAAGCTATTATCTTGGGACTATCAGCAGAGAAATGTACGATCATATTGCTGAAAGTATTGTTAATCCGGGACAATTGGTTTTTTGGACAGAACAAAACACTATCAAACTTAGAAAAGTTTTAGTTGATTTCGGCCCCAACACATATATTGATGACAAGCGTGGTGCAGTTGTTGGCGTTGACAATTTGATTACTTTAGTTCCTAAGATTGTGGATCAGGATGGAACAGTATGGACTGATATTACTGAAATTCAGATTAAAAACATGAACAAACTTGAGTTTCCTATCAGCATAAACAACGGAATTTCGTCAGAATACAAAGCATCTGTAACAAACGGAGCATCAGTTACATTTAAATTAGAAAATCGTGGCAGAGCAACTCTTAGATTCAAAGCAATAGTACCTGAACTTTCACACATTTGGATCAGCCTTTACCCTGAATTGTATGGGTATGATGAAGATGGTTTAGCTAAACTGGCCGTTTGGGCCGCAAGTCAGCAGTAATAAGAGAATAAATACTAAAACAAGGAACTATAGAGATGTCATATTTAATCACCAGATACAACGGTCAGGCAATAACTACGGTAACTGATGGAACGATCGACACTTCTCTCGACATCAAGTTAATTGGTAAAAGTTATGCAGGATACGGTCAAGCACAAAATGAGAATTTTGTGTACTTGCTAGAAAATTTTGCTAACACTACCCAGCCACCAAACCCGTTAAGCGGACAAATTTGGTACGATAGTGGAAACAATAAAATAAAATTCTACGACGGTACTAAATTCAGAACCACTGGCGGCGCTGAAGTGGGTGCATCTGCTCCTACAGGACTTACAGTTGGAGATTTTTGGTTTGATACAACTAACAAACAGTTGTTTTCATGGAACGGAACATCATTTACACTAATAGGACCACAAGGAGTTGCAGGTGCAGGCACCACACAAATGCAAAGTGTTAGTGTTAGAGATTCGTTGGGTGGAACTCATGCTATTATTCAAGCTATTAATAATGGCAACGTTGTGTTTACTGTTAGTTCTGACCCAGACTTTTTATTAGACAACACTGCTAATGCTATTTCAGGGTTTACGTTTGTACGTCAAGGTGTTACTTTAGTTAATACAACCAACAGTATACAACCGGGTGTCACAACCAGCAGTCATAGATTTTATGGCACAGCTACAAATGCTGACAAACTAGGTGGCTTAACAGCTAGTTCTTATATACAAGCAGGCAATGCAACTTTTAGTTCGTTAGTAAATTTTGGAGATGTTGGCTTTACTGTTGGCAATCCAATACCTAAACTCAAGATATTTAATGATGGAGCAACAACCCCAACCATTTTAAATCAGATCAACAATACTGCAACTAAATTTCAAACAACCAATGCCTCAAGCGTTACAGTTACGCCAATGCAATTGTTAAATTCGGATGTTCTTCCAGGTGTAACACTAGCAAGTAATTTAGGATCGATAAGTTTAGTATGGAATAACATTTATGCCAGTTACGTTTACTCAACAGCTCAGAAAGCAGATACATTGAATTCAAACGGTGTATATGTTGCAGCCAGTACAACAAATTTAACAGGTGCGCAATCAATAGTTGCTAGAGATACTAGTGGACATATTAGTGTAACATTTATGAATGGTGTTGCAGAAAAAGCTGATAAATTACTCTATGGAACTAGCTATGTCAGTGCTAGTGCAACTGCTGTGGCCAGCACAATAGTTGCTAGGGATGCCAGTGCAAACATTATTGCAAATGCAGTTAGTCTAAGTTCAATTATAAAAACAGGTACCGCTGGCACTGGAGATATTGGACAATCTAATAATCCTTTTAGTAACATTTATGCTACTACATTTACAGGTAATTTTGCTGGTGCAATAACTGGAAATACAACTGGTATTCACACAGGAAATATCCGCGCAACAGATACAACAACTTGTTTTGACGCAGGAACAAAAACATTCAGTGGAAATGTAAATACTTCTACAGGAAGATTACTAGTAGGAACAGGGTCAGTAACACAACCCAGTATTGCGTTCAGTGCTGATGGTTCGTTGGATACTGGTTTTTATCACGGTGGCGATGGATATATCAACATCACTAACAATGGTGTATACACTGGACAATTTACTCCAGCCCACAATTTAGTTGTAACAGGCGACATGTATGCCACTGTTTTTCACGGTACAGCAACAGCCGCTAACTATGCTGACTTGGCTGAAAAGTATCTAGCAGATGCAGAATATGAAGTTGGCACAGTACTTGCCATAGGCGGTGAAAAAGAAGTTACTCAATGCTGGGTTGGATCGTTGGCTATTGGCCCAGTCAGTGCAAACCCTGCATATTTAATGAACACAGATCTTGAAAATGGCACGGCCGTTGCACTAAAAGGCAGAGTTCCTGTCAAGGTAACTGGCCCAATCATAAAGGGACAACGGTTAGTTGCTGGCCCAAACGGCACAGCACAGTCTGCAACTGGCAATACTTCGGATGTATTTGCTGTTGCGCTAGAGTCAAATGCTGATGTAAATGTCAAACTTGTTGAATGTGTGATATTATAATGGTAAATACACTAGGTTAAAGGAATAAATTATGGCTGTCTCAGCTGGTGGAAAAGTTAATGCTTCAGAATACAATGCAATTTATGACATTGTACAACCCGTTTTGGCCGGACCTGCTCCAGTAGATCTCACTAGTTCAGTGTCAACAATTGCTTACGGGCAAGCAATGACTAGCAGTCGTCTTACTATTCCTGCAACCAGTACAAAAATTACAACTACCCAGTGGCTTGGCTTGCGCACAGATTTATTAAAGTGCTATAATCATCAAAGTTCAGTTAACGGAAATTTAATGACGCCTACCACAACTACAGTTATTGCCGCTGCCGATTACAATACTTACTTGACTATGGCAAATACCATTGCAGTAAATCCTAAGCTATTTGATTCCGGTTATTCAACTCAATCCGCGTGGTCAGTTAACAATTCCACAAGCATAACTTGGGGAGCATCGGGACGTGCTGTTTTAAGACATCGAGTTTTTCTTAATTGGACCGGCCGTTACAATATGGAATACTTTTTTAACTCTGGTGGCCAAATCAAATTTAGTTCAAATATGCCAGGTAGTTACGGTGCCACAACAAAGAATTTTTCTTGGCAAAGTGCTTGTAGCAAAATGAGCACAGTAGTAATGAATCATAACAGTACATTTAATGAAAGTCCATCAGATGCACCGGGAACTGGATCTGCCATAGGTATGCGCCAGCTAACTACTACATTTCAAAAAATCTATCAAAAAGACGCATCTACTTATTCTCCAAATAGAATAACAATATGGGCTAATTTGTCCAATGTTGGGGGAGCCTTTTCAATTACATTCGATATCCAGTTTGAAGACTTAAATGCCCCCGGCGGCTTCGGAGTTGACGAGGATGTTAGTGGAATTATTACCAGCACCACCCAGATCAAGTATGCTAGCGGAGCCGGCCAAGTGGCAATGACTGGTGCTCAGATACCAGGTGGTAGTTTGTTGTCCAGCATGAATGTAAACGCAAGTTCACTTTATTAACTTCTAAATTCTTGACAAGATAATTACTGTAGTGTATAATAGTACATTACGGAGTTATCTATGGATGAAAGAATTGAAAAAGCCTTTGCAGTTGCCAATTACATGGCAACTTTATCAAATCAAAGGCGAATAATATTAGAAGAATATAATCAAAAACTAGTACACTATATCAATGGTGCTACCTTTCAAATCACTCCTGAGCTAATTAATCTCGCTAAATCTATAATAGATTTGGGACAAACCACTGATGTGGCATTTGTTGATGCTAATAATTACCCTGTTATTATTTCTAATGTACAGGAATTTTTTGATTCTATTATAGCAGTTTATTTTGAAGCAACGAACGAATATGCGGCCAAATACGCCAACCTAAAAAGCAAAAGAAAGATTGCTGATATAGTTGAACTATGACACGTGGCGCTGTAATTTTTGCACAAAACAATGCCAGTTTAGATTATACAAAAATGGCAGTATTTGCTGCCACTCGAATAAAAAAATATCTAGATATTCCAGTATCTATTATTACAGATAGTGAAAACTGGTTACAAGAATCATATCCCGATCACGGATTTGATAAGGTAATAAGTATTGAGTTTTCAGGAACACAATTTAAGAATTTTAATGACGGTGCATTATTTAATAAAACAGTTGAGTGGAAGAACTTTACAAGAGATAAAATTTATAACCTTACGCCGTATGATACAACACTTGTAATTGATAGCGATTATATTATTAACTCCAGTGTTTTAAAACCAGCATTTGATAACGATTACGATTTTCAAATTTATCGTAACAGCATGGATTTATCAGGTTGGCGCTCAACACTAGAATTTGAACGTGTTAGTCAGTGGAGTATACCTTTTTATTGGGCCACTGCATTTATTTTTCAAAAGAACAGTATTACAGAAGCATTTTTTGACCTAGTTGCATATATCAAATCTAATTGGACTTATTTTAGAAATCTTTACGGCATCAGTGCTAACACTTATCGAAATGACTATGCATTTAGTATTGCCATACACATCATGAACGGTAAAACTAACGGAGGTTTTGCAATAGATCTTCCTGGAAAAATGACGTTCATAACTGACAAGGATTTGTTAATAGATATCACAAATGACAAAATGAAATTTTTAATTGAAAAACAAGATTATCTCGGAGAGTATACTCTAGTAAAAACACAAGCACTCGATGTGCATGTAATGAATAAATCCAGTTTATGCAGATTTATTGACGGAGGGCTGGGTGTCTAAAGGATTTTTAATCTTTGCACAAAATACAGATACTGTGGATTATATATCACAGGCTTATGCACTAGCTCTGAGTATAAAATATAGTCAAAAATCTGTAACAGACATTTCTCTTGTTACTACTAATGATATTCCTGAAAAGTACAAAGGTGTATTTGATAAAATAATACCAACACCTTGGTCAGAAAACACATCTGAAAGTCGTTATGCAACTGAGCATAGATGGAAACTATATCATGTTACACCGTATGATGAAACTATAGTTCTTGATTCGGATATGCTATTATTAGAAGATATTACCACATGGTGGGAATATTGCTCTAACTACGATTTAAAATTTTGTTCTCGAATAAAAAATTATAAATTAGAAACTGTACAAGATACATTTCATAGAAAAACATTTATTGCTAATAAACTTAGCGAGCCTTATATAGCGTTACATTATTTTAAAAAATCACAACTTGCACACGAGTTTTATAAAACACTTGAATTTGTTTGTAACAACTGGGAATGGTGTTGGGATAAATTTGCACCAAAAGAATACCAAAATATATGTAGTTTAGATCTAGCTACCGCAGTATCTATAGAACTATTAATGTGCCATGATCAAGTTTTTGATAATCACAGTCCGTTAGAGTTTATTCATATGAAACCTCATTTACAATTATGGGATCATCCGTGCAATAGTTGGCAAGACACTGTTACCGCTGTTTTGAACACAAAGGGTGATTTAGTTGTAGGCAATATAAAACAAAGTAAGCTATTTCATTATATAGAAAAAAACTTTGTTACTCCAGAGTTAATTTCACGTTTAGAGGAGTTGGCAAGTGGCTCGAATTAAAAAAACATTTATCGATCCAGGAGATATAGTACACGAGTATTATGCGTACTTTGATCCAATAACAGAATCTTTACTTTCAGTTACCAATGAACCAAATTCTACATTCACGCACTACGCTAAAATTACTAAAGACGATCACGCAGATCTAGTAAGTGGAAAGACTCTATTTAGAGATTGTTTAATTGATCGTTCAATTAAGTTAGATGGAAACATAGAATATAAATTAATAACTAAACAGGTATACAGCGAATTTAGTTTTAAAAATAAATCTCTAGAATGGGTAAAAAATGCAGTTAGTGATACCACTGAGTTTATTATTGAATGGGATAACACTCAAAAACAGTGGACATTTTATGTTACAGATTTGGGAAGAAAATCGCTTGATGGTGCAAAGTACGACAGCACCTTGGTATTCTTTTTTATGTTAGAGACTGATTTTGATTTTTTAATTAGAACAGTTTATATCAAATTGCACGACATATTAAAAGCTGGTAAACTTGTGTACAGCTTTGAAAGTAAATTTGAATCCCAGATTGATATTATTTCAATATCAACAAAAAGATTCTTTGACTATTACGGATTAAAAATAAATGATTAAAATTATAGAACAGGATATTATATTTTTAAGTTATGATGAACCTAATGCAGAAAAAAATTATGCAGATTTGTGTAACAAGGTGCCTTGGGCCAAACGGGTGCATGGAGTTAAAGGCAGCGATGCCGCGCACAAAGCCTGCGCCGCCTTAAGTGAAACAGAATATTTTGTTACAGTAGATGCTGATAATATTGTAGATCCTAAATTTCTTGAAATTGAAATAGATATAAAAAAGTTAGGTCTTACTCCAGAGCATGTGTTTAGTTGGTGCGGAAAAGTTCATGTAAATGGACTTATGTACGGTAACGGCGGATTAAAATTGTGGACTCGTAAATTTGTAAACGAGATGAAAACACATGAAAACAGTGATCCAACAGATGCAAAGGGATTGGTAGAATTTTGTTTTGATGACAAATATTATCAGTTTAACGAAAACTATAGTGAGAGCTTTACCAACGCAACTCCTTTTCAAGCATGGAGAGCAGGGTTTCGCGAAGGTGTAAAGATGTCATTGGATCAGGGTGCAAAAGTAACAGACTTATCTACCATATGGTGGCAAAACTATCATAGACTATTGGTATGGTCTAGTGTAGGTGCTGATGTAGAAAACGGAATCTACAGTATACTAGGTGCAAGAGAAGGCGCTGCCTTAACTAATTGTACTGAATGGGATTATGCTAATGTGCGTGACTTTGAATGGTTAACTACTTACTGGACTGAGCATTATGAAAATGCTACAGAAGAAGAAAAAACAAATCAAATCAATTTTTACGGTAAGGAACTTAGAGATAAATGCAAATTAGAAATTGCCAATTTAGATCCAGCGGGCAGTAAATTCTTTAAAACAGTATACAGCAACAGTCCTAGAATTATTAGAAAACGATAATGTACGATATATTTTATATCTCTTCCAATCTTAATAATAAACATTTTTCTATCTTAAAAGAACGTTTTCCACTGGCTAAAAGTGTTACTAGTTTTTCAGAGGCCAAGCGCAGATCTTTTACTAAATTCTTCTGGGTTATATTTTCAGATGTAGTACCTGCAATAAATTTTAATTTTGATTACAAAGTATCAGAATGGGAATCGGACTATGTACATGTATTTCCAAATGGTGATAACTGGAGCAAAACAAGTGTTTTTATTTTCCCCAAGCATTTAGAAATAAGCAGTGCTGAATTAGATGCTAGATTGTTTATTCACAAAAAAGAACATGATCAAATAGCCAGTTATACAGTGCCCTATGATGTAGTGTTTATTTCTTATCATGAGACATTTGCAAACAAGAATTTCCTAGAATTAACCAAGTTAGCTGTTTACAATTTAGTCTATCGAGTAGACGGTGTAAAGGGCATACATAATGCACATAGACAAGCCGCAGAAATAGTTTCTTCGGACATGTTTTGGGTTGTAGATGCTGACGCTAAAGTAGTGCCAGCTTTTGATTTTAACATGTTATTAACCAATGAAGAACTTGATATAGTACATGTCTGGAAAAGTAAAAATCCTATCAATAATTTAGAATACGGCTATGGCGGCGTAAAATTATTGCCTCGCCAACTAACACTAGATATGGATTTATCAAGTACAGATATGACTACTAGTATAAGCAGTAAATTTAAATCAATGCCACATGTTTCAAATATCACTGCATTTAATACAGATCCACTGAGCACTTGGAGAAGTGCTTTTAGAGAGTGCGTAAAACTAAGCAGTAGAATTATTGTAGGACAAAACGATGTTGAAACTGAAAACCGTTTATCTGTATGGCTCAATGAAAGCACAGGAGCAGAATATAGCGAATATGCCAAGAGCGGTGCGAGTGCGGGAAAATGGTTTGGGACTGCTTATAAAGACAATCCTGAGATGTTATCTAAGATAAATGACTATGATTGGTTAGCAGGCGAGTTTGAACAGCATATTAAAACATTTCCGCCGGAAATTTTTAAGTAACCAACTCTTTAGCCATTGGAAAGATGTTGGCAATTACTTTAGCACAAGCAACTGCAACTTCTTGATGCTCTTTCTGTGTACCGTTAGCACTACGTAATTCAATAAAATGAATCCACGAACGCAAGGTGCCATTCATATATAAACGACTTTCAGTAAGCCCTTCCGGTAGAACAGCTCGGGCTTGTTCTTTAGCTATGCCGTTAGCAATAGCCCATTCGTATTCACGTTTAGCGGCATAGATGACTCGTTGTTGAGCTCTGTACCATTCGTTTTGTAACAGTTGATCATCGACTTCAATACTGTTTTGTCTGTTCTTTGTATCTTGCAATCGTGCTTCTCTACATACAAACGACAGGTCTCGAGTAGGGTCAGCATATCGCTGACTGAACTCTTGGAAGCTGAAACTTCGGTGTCGCAAGATTTGTCGGGCAATGTCTCGAGTGGTTGTGATTTCGATGCAGGCTGAGACCATTTCAAGTGGGCTCCAGTGTTGGTGCTTGACCAAGTATCTGATGAGTTTTTCGGATGTGTCTGTGTTGAGTTGATTGGAGGGATTGCTGACACGGGCGCAATACGCAATGAGTTCCTGCGCATCTGCAATGCCAAGATTTGCAAATTCCGCTGTGGGCTGGCTGTAACTAAGTAGTTGAACATGCATTATTTATAACTTCTTTTTCTTAAGGAATTTTTGAGTACTTTTTTCTATATCTTTTCGAACAAGTTTAGTATCAAGTTTAAAGTCTACATTATCAATATTGTCTTCATAACTTTTAAATAGTTCGCTAAGATTCTTTTCAAAGGCAGGCCAACCATCACGTTTTACTGTTGCGGTAATGCGTATTTCCCAAGTTTTGCCGTCTTTAAATGTGACCAACACTGTATGAAGATACCGTAATGGTAACACATTTAAATGTACTTCTCCAAATACTTCTGGCCAATGTTCTATGACATCCTTGGGAAGAATTCTTCCCGGTTTGGTCATTACATTTTCTTTTTGGTTGGAGCCAATTCCTCTGCTTTACGACGCATTTCTGCGGCTTGCTTAGAAAGTTTATCTGCATGACTTCGATAAAATTTAGCTTCGCTTTCTGCACTATCAAACGATGTTGGAGTAGTTGAACTTTCTTCTTCGTTAACTGAAGCAGATGTTGTTTTTAATCCTTCACCTTGCTGAACTTGAATTTTTTCTTCAGGTTTAGCATTGGGACTAGTCAGTGCTAGATCGTCCACAGCCACACCTCGCTGTTCAGCAATGATCTGATTGAGTTCGCTGAGCATGATTGAAACGCTGGTGGTTGGAGTCATTTCAACATCTTTAGTTGCAAGTTTAACTAATCGACCTGTTGAATGCAATGCAGGCAACATTCTACTTCCGTCTGGAAATTGAGTACGATCCAATGCTTCAGCAAATTCATAGGCACTTTGTCCAGCATTACTTTCCACTAGATTGATAATAGCATCGTGATAGATATCAGGCAAATTTTCTGTAGGAACAATCAAGCAACTGGCAGATTCGCCAGGCAGTGTTCTGTATGCTACTAAGCATTTTTTGTTGGTAGATTTAACCCTACCAACGTGTTTAAGTTCTTGGGCCATATTAAGCTCCTGTTGTTGGTGCCGCTGTCTGTTGAGCTGATTGTTGTTGGGCAACAGACTCTAAAAATGTTGTTAACTTTGTGTAAGTTTGTCCCACTGCTACCATTTCGTTGGGCTTGAATGCACCACGCGAACTGGCAATATCAATGATAACTTTCATTGCATTCAGATCGTTAACAGTTAATTCTGGGTTTTGTGCGGCTTCTGCTTCTGGCGCGGTTGCCGTAGTTTGTACTGGATCAGTCATCGTATCTCCTTTGTTAAGTACGTATTATAGTTATCGTATATGCAAATGTGGGCAAGCAATCGTGAAAAAACTTAATTCTTTTTCACTCTCAAAACCAATACGTGTAACATACACTATTGTATTGGTATTGTCTAATGCTATACCTTGCCCAACATAATACCTATTATTTAAATTCTTCTTGATCCATGAGTCCACAGATCTGACTAAGGTTGGGTTGTACTTTTCTATAGAAGTATACTTGAAGTGCGGACAAGCAAACTCAACCCTGCGTAAATTAAAATAATTTAAAGGATTGGGTTTGCCGTTTTTTAAACTCATGCAGTTTCCTTGACGCCTTCGTAATACGCATATTCGCCCCAAGGCGGAACAATAGTGTTATTACCGTGGATGATGAACACTGTGTCGCAATAATTTTCATCACCCCAACTGCCCCAGGGATAACCGTCTGTAAACATAATAAACTTTTTAGGGTTAATGTTATGTTCTTTCATGTATTCCCAATTGGCGTCAAATTCAGTTCCACCGCCACCCATTACTTCGTATTCATCAAACTCGTCCATGCAGTAACCGTCATAGTCTTGCTCGTTGTACACTCGGGTATCAAAGCACCAAACTTTAACTTTAAAATCTTTGTACTCTTGCATAATGCCTTTGATTTCTGTTAAGAAATCTTTTGCTTGCTCGTCACCAATTGAACCAGACATGTCAATACCTACACAAATGTCAATTGTTTCGTCGTAATTGGTACCCGGCAAAATTGCACTCATGTGCCAGCCTTTGCGATTTGGGCGCATAAACGAATAGTCGTTTTTAATTGTACTTTGAATTTGCTGACGAATGATCTCACGCCAGTTCATCTTTGGCTCAGTAAAATCTTTGATCATGCGTTGGATACTTGCAGGAGTATTACCTGCACCTGCCGCATGAGACGCTGATATTGTAGCTTCACGAATCTCATCGCGAATTTGTTTGAGTTCTTCTTTGCTGTATTTAGGCTGGCCGTCTTGTCCGTTCTCGCCCCAGTCAATGTGATCGTCCAGCAATTGACCAAGAGCATTTAATTCCTCTTCGTCCATCTCATCATAAATTTTGTCGTAAATTTCTTCAGCACCCATGCCGTAGTATTTGGGTTCGTGGAAGATTTTGATGCCTTCAATTTTATGGTCACCAATATGGTCTCGCACCAATTGTCCATTTACACAATAGTCTGCGGCAATGTTAAATATTTTTGGATCACGGCCTTCTCTACGTCCCATGTGATCAAATACATTATGTAGAATTTCGTGTGCAATAACAAACTCAACCTGCTTAACTGATAGCGGTTCAAAAAATTCACGATTAAAAAAGATAGTGCGCCCGTCTGTTGCGGCAGTGCCCATCCACTCTGTGCCTTCTTGAATTTTCAAACGGGTAGCCATGTTGCCAAAAAACGGATGCTTTAAAAGCAAACTAACACGGGCTACGATAATTTTATCAATAATTGGATCTACGTGTGACATGATGCTCCTTAACTGTTACTATGTATATAGTATAACACCTCCCGAAGGAGGTGTCAAATGCCCTTAAACCAAATTACTTGCGACGATCTTCTTTTTCAGTAGCGGCCGCAATGTACTTGCCAAACTTAGCGTGGAACGCATCAAAACAGGTGATCTCGTCCGGATCCAAAGGCAACTTGTAAGTGCTCAATGCAATCTTTGTGCCCATAATAACCAATTCTGTTTCAAAATTATCCATGATAAATTGGAAAAAGTTGTTAACTTGTTTGTTCCAATCTTTGGCTTTCTTGTCGCAAGAATCTTTAAGTTCGTAGCACAATGACACAGTCAAAGAGTACATTGCTGAAATCTCTTTTGAGTCCATTTTCTTAACAGTGCCATTCAAAATGTCTGTAGGGTTAGGCATTTTGCTAGAATGTTTACGGTGTGCCATAAACTTAACAGCCAGACCTTCACCAACTGAACCGGATACCAAATCAGTCAATGTATCTGCGTCAGTGTCGTCATCGTGCAACAACTCAGAAACAAACGACCAACTACGTGGTGTGGCAAATGCACGTGAACTAGACTTCGGATCAAAGTCGTACAAGTCTTTCTTGCTAAACGACAAGAAACCAACTACGTCCTTGTGTACTTTGTTTTCAGTAGCCCACTCAAAATAGTCTTCCCACTCAACAGTCATTTCCAAGTGAACAAAACGATTTGCCAACGGAGCAGGCATACGGAACGTAACACCTTTATCAGTTTCACGATTACCAGCCGCTACCATAACAACATTGTCTGGCAACGAGTAAGTACCCACACGACGATTCAAAATTAGCTGATAAGCCGCGGCCTGTACGCTGGGTGCGGCACTGTTCATTTCGTCCATGAACAGTATGATGGTCTTGTGCTTACTTGCCATTTCTGCATCTGGCAATTCGCTAGGAGGAGCCCAAACCATTTTGCTGGTATTGGAGTCAAAATACGGAATACCTTTAATGTCTGTAGGTTCCCAAAGACTCAAACGCACATCAATTACGTGGGCTTCAAGTTCTTCACCCAGTTGTTTGATAATATCGGATTTACCAATTCCGGGAGGACCCCATAGGAAAATTGGACGTTTGTTTTTAAAGGCCTTGCGCAGGGACTTTTTTGCACCTTTTGGGCCGACTGTGCGGCTATTAATCTCGCTCATATATTTCCTATCTTAAGTTGCGGGTTGAAATTAACTGTCTATGTATGTATTATACACAGGAAAGGCCATTGTGTCAACGAGATTTTAAAAAAA